AAAAATGTTGCTACTTCCCACTCATTTGGCTGAATGGTAAGTATTTTAGACCTCAACCGTGTTTTCAAATATCTTTTAATACAAGGTTTAAACTCCTTAAAACGTCTGGACGCATTCAGGATGTCATAAGTCACTCGTATCTTCTGTATGTCATCATCTTTTAGTACCGCATACACCATGAGTTTATCCAAGAAAGCGGCACGAACACGAATTGGTAAGTAATGTAAATTCAAACCAAGAAAACCATCAGTATATCTTTCAAGTACCAATACCAAAGGGAACTTATCATAATAAGGTAAATCATCTTTACCAAGAGGATCATAATAAAAACAATATAAACCACCTAATTTAAAACGATTTGTTTCTCTTTCATCTTCATCTTTAATGCCACGAGCAATTTGTGATGGATTACGGATATCAGCAATTTTCTGTAACAACCATTGTGTTGATTGTTTTGTTCTTTGCTGAATACCCGAAGCAGACAACTCGGCAGTAAGTTTTGTTAATTTTGATGCCATAATGAAGTATTTAGTTAGAATCCTAGATGTTCTTCTGTTAGAATTTTGAATTCCCAACCACGGTCAAGACAGTATTCATTGGCGGCTTTCCATTTAGCTTCATTGATTCCATAGGTAATCACAGATTCAATAAATTTTTTAGTTTTTCTTGATGGTTGTACAGGTGGTTGAGTTTGATGTTTAGGTTTAATTTCTAATAACATCGTTTTTGTTTGGCCTTCTTTTGTTTTGACTTTAACAAGAAAATCAGGAAAGTAACGATGATATTTACCGTCAACTGGTGAGCGATAAGGTACGATTAATTCTTCTGAAGCCCACGAAAGAATGTCAGGATTTCGGTCGAGCCAATCCATCACTCTACATTCCCAACTTGAGCGATAAATAATATTATTAGGATCACCCACATATTTGTGAGGATTTCGTGGTGTAAAGAATCCTTTGTAAGCCATATAAATATGTATATTCAATTCAAAAAGACTTAAAGATGGCCATTATTTCTATTCCAACTTCAATCGGTGGTATTTCAGTTCCAGGTTCATTAGTCAATGGACCACTTAGTTCCCTATTTCAAAACAAATACTCAACCGGCGGAAAGTTACAATATCCAAGAGATTTAGGCTCTGCGATACGTAACCATTATGTTCTTTTTAATATAAAACGTGTTGCTCCAGCAAACTATGACTCAACAAAAGAATATAACGCATCCCAAATATGGGACGGTATAACAAATAGTACTGCCGTAAAAAATGCTGGAGATTCTATTTCTAATCTTTTACAAGGTAATTTTACTCAAGCTTTAGATAAAGCAAAATCATCTGTAACAAGTATTCAACTTTCTAATTCTAAAGAATTTGATGTCGGTACAGTTGCTTTATATATGCCTGATAATATGGAGTTTTCTTTTGATACTAATTATACGGAAACAAGTGCTTTGGAAATGGCAGGTGAAGCTGTAAAAGCTATACAATCTGTTGCGGAAAGTAATATTACGAAATTTCTATTGCAGAAACAAGGTTTAGCAGTCAATCCAAATCAACAATTGTTATTTGAAAGTATTCCATTAAGAACCTTTTCTTTAGCCTTTACATTTACGCCATACACAAAACAAGAAGCAGACACAGTTACACAAATCGTAAATACTTTTAAGAAAAATTCTCGTCCTATTGCAACAACAGGTGCAGGTGGTATGTTGTTTATACCACCTTCTGTTTTCTATATTGATTTTAGATTTGGTAGTGCGGTGAATAAAAACATAGGTAAGGTTGGTAGATGTGTGCTAGAAAGTGTTGGAGTTAATTATACACCAAACGGATTTTCAACACATAAAGATGGATCACCTGTTCAAACACAATTAACTTTAGGATTCAAAGAAACAACTTATGTTACAGCAAATCAAATTGATGTTCAGGGAGGAAATTATTAATGCAATACTTTGATAATCTTCCAAAAATAATTTATACTGATGCTTATGGTAATCAAAGTATTCGTACTAATCTTTTAGCGAGAGCAAGTGTTGTAAATAATTTATTAACCAATCCTCTAATATATTATTCATATGATATACAAGAGGGAGATACACCAGAAATTATTGCACACAAATATTATGATGATATGTATCGTTATTGGATTATTTTACTTTGTAATCAGATACTTGACCCACAATGGGGTTGGCCATTAAATTCTCAACAATTCGCTGATTACTTAAACGACAAATATGGTACACAAAACATTACAGGTACAATACATCATTATGAACAAACAACTACACAGTATGATATAAATTCACAAACAACCACTACAAACACCATACAAATACCACAAAGTGTATATAATTCATTTGTACCTTTAAATAATACATATACTTTACCTACAGGACCAGTAAGTGTTTCTACTGTTGCAAATGCAATTAACATTTATCAATATGAGTTGCAACAAAATGAAGCAAAAAGATCAATTAATATATTAAATAATACGTATGTTAATGAAATTGAAAAAGAGCTTGTTGATTTAATGAATAATAATGGATATTAATAATATTTTAATTTCGCCTGTTGAAACACCTGGTGTAATATACCCACAAGATTATTATATCAAAACAATGAATTTTTTGACCTCAAGTGGTCAAAGAATTGATTTAACAAAAATTATGGTAGAATTTTCTTATTTTGAGGACATCTATAATTTTTCTATTTCAGGTTATATTCGTGTAGAAGATGCACAAGGTTTTATTGAATTATTACAATTAACAGGTAATGAATACATTGAAATTAATTTTGGTAAAGTAAAAAACGCTGTAAATATTAATGACCAAAAATATCGTGTATATAAAATTGGAGATCGTGCATCTAATTCTTCTAACGTAGAGCGATACAATTTATATTTTTGCTCTGATGAATTGTTACTATCAGAACAAATTAAAGTCACTAAGACCTATAGTGGTAAATTGATATCTGAAATGGTACAAGATATATTGACTGACCAATTAAGTGTAGAAGCTAGTAAAATTAATATTATTGAAGAAACTACTGGTATGTTAGATTTTATAGTACCAAGACTAAAACCATTTGAAGCAATTAGTTGGATGTCCACTTACGCTAGACCTAAAGCGACAGGTACAATTGGTACTGATATGTTATTTTTTGAAACAAGAGATGGATTTAATTTTAGATCATTGCAAACCATGTTTAAAGGTGATGTTTATGCAACATACAAATATGAGCAAATGAATTTAAGTGATGACGTTCAACCATTATCTGAAAAAGTTTTACAAGTATTACAGTATGAAATTAAAAAATCATTTGATGTGGTGAGTGACATTTCTTCAGGAGCATTTGCAAGTAAATTAATTTCTATTGATCCAATCACTAGGTCTTTTAACACAACCAATTTTGATTATGAGTCTTTTAAACAACAAGCCGAATCACTTAATCCTAACGGTATTGTAAATAATCTCAAAAATCGTTTTGGTGAAGCGCTCAATCAAGCTTATGATGCTGTTACAAAAGTAGCAACAGGTAATGCAAGCCAATATCAAGTGCCATATATAAAAGAAAAACAAGGTAGTGTTGCTCCTGATATTTACATTGAAACTACTTTACCACAAAGAACAGCACAAATTAACCTTGCAAACTATAACGTAGTAAAAATGATTATTCCTGGTGATCCAGGTATTTCTGCAGGACGAGTAATTCAGTTTAATTTACCAACAATTAAACCTACAGACTCTTATAAAGAACTAAATGAATATTATTCAGGTAAATATTTGGTAACGGCTGTAAGGCATTTAATTAAACCTTTAGAAGGTACTTATCAAACAATTTTAGAAATTGCTAAAGATAGTTCTGCTAAAGGATATCAAAATCCAAATAACAATGACGCTGTTTGGAAAGACGCTACAACGAGTGCATAATGGAAAATTTTATAGGAAAAGATGGATTCTATTGGTGGTTAGGTGTTGTTGATTCAAGAAATGACCCTTTAAATTTAGGTAGATGCAGGGTACGTATTTTTGGTCATCATACCGATAATACGTCAGAAATGCCCAATGATAAATTACCGTGGGCTTTACCGTGTTATTCACCAAACACAGCATGGATATCATCATCACCAATTCCTGGTGATTACGTATTTGGTTATTTTAACGATGGTAAATCAGCACAATTTCCTGTAATTATTGGTGTTTTTCCTGGAATACCTAAGTCGGGTCCAACAGGAGCAGCCTTTTCAGAAGGTTCTCATTATCCTGTAGGTGAACCAACAACAAGCCGTTTATATAGAAATGAAAAAATAGACCAAACGCCAATCGGTTATCATAATGCAAATTTAGATATCGGCGTTCAAACTGCTGGTGGTGGAAGCTGGAGTGAACCGGCTTCACAATATAATACACAGCCACCATATAACAATGTGATTGAAACCATTGCTCATGTTTTTGAGATGGATGATACTCCTGGTGCAGAAAGAGTGCATCTAAATCACAAAGCAAATACTTTTTTTGAAATTGCACCAGACGGCAGCATGGTCACCAAAATTCAAGGTGATAATTATGCAATTTATGTAAAAGATGATAATATTCATATAAAAGGTACGTGTAATATTACAGTAGATGGTAATGCAAATTTTTATGTTGGTGGTACAATGACTGGTCAAGCAACATCATGGAATTTAACAGGTGATGTAAATGTCACTGGTAAAATTACTGCAACAGGTGATGTGGTCGGTGGTGGTATCAGTCTTGATAATCATGTTCATGGTGGCGTTAAGGCTGGTAGTGATAAAACTAGTACTCCACAATAATTTGAAAATTTTCATTCCGGCCCCAAAAATTCTCCGGAGGGCTCCTTGAGTTCCTAATAGCGTTTTTGTCCTAAGGTAACTAAATAAAAGATGGCAACTTTACAGAAGATTTACTCCGATATAGACTTTACTTTTCTACCTAAACCGGTAGTTAAAGATATTGCTTTGAGTTATGATACTCAAGCAATCATACGTTCCATTCGTAATCTTTTATTAACTAATTACTATGAAAGACCTTTTAATCCAGATTTAGGTAGTAGTCTCAATGCCACATTATTTGAAAATATTTCTGATGTTTCATCTGCTATATTAGAAAATACTATAAGTACCACAATTAAAAATTATGAGCCAAGAGCTATATTAAAAGATATAAATGTTAATCCTTTACCGGATCAGAACGCTTATAGTGTAACGATTTCATTTTATACAGAAAACAACGCAACAGCAACTTCTATAACACTACTTTTAGAGAGAGACAGATAAGATGGCATCTGCCAATTCTAACATCAATATTGCTAGTCTTGATTTTAATGATATTAAGACTAATTTAAGAACTTTTTTATCTCAACAACCAACTCTCAAAGATTATAACTTTGAAGGTTCAGCTTTGTCTGTATTATTGGATATTTTAGCTTATAATACACAATATAACGCATACTATCTTAATATGGTTGCAAATGAAATGTTTTTAGATTCAGCAATCATGCGTCCTTCTGTCGTATCTCATGCCAAACTATTAGATTACACACCAAAATCTGCAATTGCGCCATCAGCAACTATTAATTTAACTGTTAATCAAGTTTCTGCACCATCACTTACGATACCGAAATATACAACTTTTTTATCCGAAGCGATTGATGGTGTAAATTATAATTTTGTAACCACAGACTCATATACAGTCAATACAACTAACAATCAAGCAATTTTTACTAACATACAGTTAAAACAAGGTATACCATCAAGTGCTTCTTTTACAGTAGATTTAAATACAAATCCAAATTGTTTATTTGAAATACCTTCTGCAAATGTTGATACTACAACTTTAATTGTTCAGGTACAACAATCGTCATCCAATACGGCTTATCAATTATATACACCAGCAACAGATTATTTAACATTAAATTCAAATAGTGCCGTTTACTTTTTACAAGAAGGCATGAGTGGTAATTATCAAATTTATTTTGGTGACGGTATTTTAGGTCAACAATTATCACAAGGTAATATTGTTAATACTTATTATGTGGTCACACAAGGTTCTTTATCTGCTGGAGCAAATAATTTTGTACTGATGCAATCACTATCAGGTTACTCAAACAATAC